GTAATTTTAAGAAGGATGAAGTCTTCTCCCTGCTTAAGCGTACGACCACTCCGACTACTATCTATAAGAAGCAGAAATTGGATCGTGATGATGTTGTAGACATTGTGGATTTCGATGTTGTAGCGTGGCTTAAGTCTGAGATGCGTGTAATGCTGGATGAGGAAATTGCCAGAGCAGCTCTGGTTGGTGACGGTCGTCTCAGCTCTTCCGATGACAAGATTAATGAGCAAAATATTCGTCCTATTTGGACCGATGCGGATCTATACACCATTAAGACTCCGGTTACGGTTGCTGCTAATGCTACCGCCGATCAGAAAGCTAAGGCATTTATTCGTGCGGCTATCAAGTCCAGAAAGAACTACAAGGGTTCCGGGGAGCCCACCCTGTATACCACCGAGGATGTTCTTACCGATTGTCTGTTGATGGAAGACACCACAGGTCGAATCATCTATGATTCCGTTACAAAGCTTGCTACTGCTCTTCGTGTTAAGGAAATCGTAACTGTTCCGGTAATGGAAAATCTCAGCAGGGTCGATGAGGGTACTACTTATGGCCTTATGGGTATTATCGTCAACCTTACCGATTACAACATCGGTGCCGATAAAGGCGGAGCTGTTAACATGTTCGACGACTTCGATATTGATTACAACGCTCAGAAGTATTTGATTGAGACTCGCTGCTCTGGTGCTTTGATTAAACCTTACTCTGCCATTGCGCTAGAACTCACAACTGAGGAAGTGCAGGGTTAACAAAGGAGAAAATTCAAAATGGCTAAATTTTACGGAGTAATCGGCTACGCTGAAACGGTGGAAACGAACCCCGGAGTGTGGAAGGAGCAGATTACCGAAAAAATGTATTACGGTGAGCTTGTTCGAAATACTCGTAGGCTTCAAACTACTGATCAACTCAACGACAACATCAATGTTGCAAATGAGATCAGCATTGTGT